CCCATCCATAAACTCCCACCTGTTCAGCTGGACCTACGTGGTAATATCTATAATAAGTAATTCCTCCCGAAGTCGTGGCTCCCGATGCTGTTTCAGTAGCCCCAGCATTTATTTCTATTGTAGTGGTAGTAGGAACATCGTTTACCATAAATTTTTTATCGCAAAAAGTAGTTGCATCAAAAACAGAATTAGTAATAGATGTAAATGTAGAACTATCTCCAAATAAAATTATATCCCCAGCTTTAAAATTATGAGCAGAACCAAAAGTTACAGTTACAGTTGATTGACCATTGGTTGTAGTAAAAGCATTAGTGATAGCTGTACCTGATGGATTAACTAAAGGATGAATATCATAGTAAACTCCCCCTGAATAAACATATAAAATTCTATTAGTTCCAATAGCCGCGTATTTAATACCCTCAGCATTAACCATATGATGTAGGGCTCTAGCAGCGGCGGTTAATTTTTTATCTCCTAAAGATTGCCACCCACCTATCTTTTCAGGAGTTCCATATCTAAAACGAACATTTTCACCACCCGTCCATTGTGCTTCGGCTCCGGTAGGTGTAATTTGTTTATTAAATCCTGGTAAAAATCCTATCTTTTGTAGCATAAAAATCCTAATATATAGCATCTATTATAAGCTAAAAACAGTTAAAAATAAATAGAGGAATATTAGGAAGGAACTTGCAATTTAAGATAGTATAAGGGTTCTTTTTTTGTATGATAGAGGGAAGTAACTGTTAATTCATTTTGTTTATTGAGACCTGGAAATTCTTTTTTAAAATAAATTTTGCTTAGAAAATCATCAGCTTGAATATTCCAAGTAGTATTATCTAAGATAATGGATACATTTTCTTTTGAATGAAACGTCGTATATAATGCAAAATTAAGTCTACTTATCTTATCTACATTATTATCAATAATGATATAATCAGCGCTTTTAATATGGGCTTTAAACTCTTTATCTTTAAATATATTTAAATCAAATTTTTTAACATTAATGTTATGTTCTTGAAGCTCTTTAAAATAACCTTCATCATCTTCATAAACTAAAACTTCTTTAAAAAGTTTATTCCAATAAACCGAAGACTCACCCCCTCCAATTTCTACTAATTTAAAATCTTTTAAATTAGTATTTTTAATATAGTTTAAAAAAGAAAATGTTAACAAAGGAGTCATGGATAAAAATTTATATTTATTACTACTCTAACTTTAGTATCTGTTTGAGCAACACTACAATGTTCTTCGGTTCCTTTAAATAAAACTAATCTATTTTCAACTGACTCTACTTTTTCATTATTTTTAAATAAAGTATAACCATTATTAGTATTTAAATAAAGTATTCCAGTCATGTTATGTTGATCTCCTGGTAGATCTACATGAAAAGCATCACGAGTTTGAGTAGGTCTTTTAGTATATAAATTAGCTCTCATGCGAATAAAAGCTGAGTATTTAAGTGCTCCCAGTATAGGATGAATTAAATGAAACTGCTGACTGCATGGATATTTCTCGGATATTAATTCATGAATAAAATAAAAATTTTTATTATCATTAGGATGAGCAATATGATCTACATAATACCACGGAAACTTATCAGAAAAAAATATGTCTCTTAGTTTGTTAAAAATGTTTTGGGGTAAAAAATTTTCTATTATTTCCATTAATATGTTTCTGTAATTCTATCAAGATTAAATGCTATTGCATATTTAACATCTTCTCCAACCAAGTTTTTAGTTTGATGAAAAAGATGAGCATCAAATACAATAAAAGTTCCTACTTTTGGTTTAATGGATAAATTAAGTTCTTCAAAAAATAATTCTTGAGAAGTATTGCTTAAATAAAACACTCCTGATAACCAATGTTTTTCGTGTTTATGTTTTCTAACTAATTGTTTTCCGCTTAATCGAATTCCCCATGCTTGTTCTAAAATAAAAGTATCTTCCCCAATAGCATTAGAAAGAATAGATGAGTTTTTTTGAAGAATAGCGTTAAATTCTGGATCTTTTGTAAAAGCATCCCACTTAGTCATCTCACCTTTAACATTAGTAACATAATTTAAATGATTATCTTGTTGTAATTCATTATTAATTTTAGAAATTAAACTGTCCGGATTAAAATTTTCCATATAAGTTTCAATCATAATCGTGGGTCTTTGAACGTGTTTATCTATTAATTTAACCAACTCAAACATTATTTATTTTTTTTATCTGGTGAAATAAAATCTACTTGATTACTGTAAGTTAGAATTTTTGCAGCATCGGTATTTATCAATTGTTCACCCATGCCTAAACACATACCCATTAAATTATTAATAATATGTTTATGAGCTACTCGTGGAATAATAAGTTTATTCTTATTTTTCTTTATAGCTTTTATCTCTTCAATTGAAAATTCCCACACTCCATTTTTTTCTTCATCTAAAAATATTCTCATGTTTGCTCCTTAATTATTTTTTGGAATTCCCCAAATATGTCGTCTATCTTTATAATAATTTTTATTAGGTCCGTCGAAATCTACATAATGTAAAAAAGCTTGTGCTTGAAAATCTCCTTCAAAAGGTTTTCTCCAATGTTCAACAGTTTCTCCTAAGTAAACTGCGGCATCTCCGGGATCTACCTCAATCGACGCTCCGTCCATAAAGATGGGCCAGGAAGTTCCATCATTACCTAAATTTACAGTAACACTTATTTCACATGAAGGTCTATCCGTATGTTTTTTTAAATCCGATAAATAAACATACATTCTCCAAAATGCATAAGTAGGAAGAAGTTTTAAACCAGTTATTTCTTCCATTTTTTTTCTTTTTTTTAATAATAAAGATTCCATAACCGGATCACCATATATAAAAGTTTCTCCCCGCGTTTGATCTATATCAAATCCCGTTTCATTAGCTCTATGTTTTATTATACAATAATCTTTCAACAGTATTAATTCATCAGAAGTTAAAAAATTTTTAATTTTTTTATATTTAAAATCTTTTCTTATCATTTACGAATACCAACACACCACGGAGTATCGGGTTCCTTTTGTAACGGGTTTCACTCTATGACGATACATAAAATTACTTGGCCATATAATTACTCTTCCTGGTTTATTTTCTATGGTAATTATTTCATCGCTGTTTACTTCTTTAAATTGTAACTCTCCTCCTTCATAGTCATTATTAAGCAATAAAATAAAACTTAAACTTCTAGGAATACTAAGACCATGATCTACATGAAATCTATAGTGTCCTCCTTTAGTATAGCGTAATAAACTCATTTCTACTTTTTGAACTGCCACTTCAATTTTAAGATCTTGTATATATCTAAAATAAACAGATTTAAAAATTTGATGATGTAAAAAATTAAAATAATGCACATTTGTTAAAGATTTAGAATCTTGTTTAAAATGTATCTCATTAACTCTTCTAATTTCTTTATCCACAGTTCCTTTGTTTGGATCGTTGCCAACTATGGTAGCTTCCTTCATATTTTCTCCGTCTTTAATAGCATATTTAATAAGACGCGAAATATTTTCAGGATGAATAAAACCATCATAAATTCTTATCATATCTTCTACTTCCATATTTTTTTACTCCATATTTTATTTTTATATCTATGTAAAAAAGTTGTAAACCAAAAACCTTTAGACAGAGAAACATTATAAGGGTTCTTTTTTTGTGCTAAAATTTTCATCTTCCAGTTATCTCTTTTAAAAGGAATAATATGAACATAAGGAGTGCCTTTTTTTATAGTAGTTTCTAAAGTTTTATATTTATCCCCATTAATTACAAAAGGAAAATTTATGGGTAAAGGATGAGAATCCGTGTCTACAATTCCCGAAAGTATTTCAAATCGATCATCACTATTATTAAGAGGGGGAACAAATAAGCAAGAATATCCAGATGGAGTTTTTATATGCCATGGATTTTTTATTTTATAAAGAGGGTAATGTCCATGTTTATTTAAAAAATGACTTCCTTGTACTTGGTTTACATCATGGTGAGAACCTTCTCCTGAAAAATTTAAATTAACTCCACTGTATTTTAATTCAGAACCTAGAGAAAAATCATAAGTAGATATTTTTTGATCTTTTTCATTTAAAAAATTATGTTTAATATACATATCTTGAGGAAATTTTAATAAATAACCACTTGTTAAAGTGTCTAGAAATGGCATACACCCCTTAATAGTTCTATTATGAAAATTATGCTCTAATTTTTTAAACCATTGTGGAATATTTGTTTTAATAGGAGAAGGTAAATCTTCTTTTTCACAAATATTTAAATAAATTTGACCTGTTGAAAACTGTATATCTTTATAAAACATTCTACTTCTTTATATAAGAGAATGTATAAAAAATCAATAATTAATATGTAATTAAAGAATAGGTGTGTAAATAAGGTTCTCCAAGAGATTTTACATATTCTGGTAAACTTTTTGCACTTAAAGGATAACTTAAAGATGAAGTATCAATTCCATTCAATACATTTATATATGCTTGAATATCGGAAAGTTTAGCATGTGATAAATTATGCTCTATAAATTTCGTATATCGTGCTACAGTTGTTGAAATATCATCATCTATTGTTGCTTGAGAATCATACTGTATCAGAGTATTTGTTTTAAGATTTAAAGAATCATCCGTCACTAATTCAGGTTGAATCCATTTTTTTTTAAACATTACATCTTCAAAATCAGCATCGGATACATCCCATTCTTTCCATGTAGCACTATCAATACATTCTGATAGGTTAGCAAAATTTTTTTCATTATCATTTGCGGCCGCATGAACTATAGTATTTCTTGAATCAGTATAAATATATGCCATTTTATGCTCCTATATTCTCAAAAATAGCGATCGCTCCGTTCTCACCTGCATTTCCTGAATTTCCTTTACTTCCTCCTGATCCATGTGCATTTGACAGTTGACCTGGATTAGGGTTGTAATTAAGATAGCCATTCATAAAAATAACCGTTGCCGATTGCGAGTATGGAGAATCGGGTGCACCTGGACCACCCATTCCTGGAGAAGTATCTGCTGTGACAGTAAAATTAGAAGGAGAGTGCGCTACTAAATTTCCTGGAGAGGCAGTATTTCCTGGTCCTTGTTGTCCTGATTGACCGCCGTTCGCTGTTCCAAAATTTGCATAATTAGTTGCTGCACCGGGATCAAATCTATTAGGTCCACCAGCACCGACTGTGACTGGTTGAGAAAAAGGTGCTGCTTGAGGTCCTGAAATAAGTCCGGATGCGCCGCCAGCTCCTGCGACTGCTGAAGGATCGCCACCTCCGCCACCGCCGCCAACCATATAAGCTTGAATAACAGTTGTAGCTGGATTAATTGCGTGAGTAAAATTCTCCGCACTTATGGATCCCTTTGTCATTACAAAGTGTGATTGGCCCCCTGATCCTGAAGAAGCAGTTACAACTCTTCCATCTGAATCAACAGTAATATCAGTAGCTGTGTAACTACCTTTGGCCATTTTAATTATTCTGGGCATATTTTATTCTTTCCTCCTATTAATATTAGTCAGCCATTTCCACATAAGAAACATGCCATGCTAAATCGCTGGCTGTTCCTGCTGTAACAGCTAATAAATCTGTTTCATCTAACCATAAAGGTCCAGTTGCATCTAAAAAACTTAAAGTAGAATCTGCTGGTACAGAAATAGTACTTCCAATTTTGTAATAAGTACTTCCGTTATCATTACTTACTTCAATTGTTACATCACATGCATTTGTTCCATCTACATTAGAAATTAAAATTGTTTTTATTTGAGCAGCGTACTCTGCAGTAACGTCTACCATTGTAGTTCTGTTTGTATCTCCAAGATTACCCATAGCATTCTTAGGTGTTATCGTTGAGACTGATGCTAAATTTGGTGTTGCCATAAATTAATTCCTTTTAATTATTACCCGAAAATCATCGCCATTGCAATAGATTTTCCTATTGATATACCAAATGTTGAGGTTGCTGTCCACTGCATAGTTCCCGCGCTATCTGATGTTGTTAAAGCATAATCTGCCCCACTAGCTACTGCCGCAGGTAATGTTATGGTATAGGATCCACTGACTGTGGAAGGAGCATCTAAACCAACATATGCTGATGTATCTGCATCTCCTAATTTTAATGCATTATTATTAGCTAATGTTATTTCCGAAGATGTAGCAAATATATCTGCCATATCTGGATTAGTTCCATCATTAGCTGTTGCATAAATAATTTTTGTTCCTTTATCTGTTGTGGACCAAACGACACTATCTCCTGATCCAGAAACATATTTAAATGTTACCGTATAAGCTCCTGAAGTTGAATTTTTTATAATATAAAAATCTTGAACATCTAAAGGAATTGTTACACTTCTATTTCCTGTAATTGATCCTGTTAATTCTATAATTCTATGTGCAAGAGTTGCTCCAGTTGATCCATCAGAAACTGAAAGAGTTGTATCTCCAGAATCAGAAACCGCTTGAGTTGTGTAACCCCCAGCTATTTGTTCTATAATCTCTAAGTTTGTATTGGTTTTGGTTCCCCATGTACCGGCATTCTCGCCAGTTGCCATTTTTTCAACACCCAAAGGTGTGTACGTTGAAGCCATAATTTATCTCCTGCTTAATTATCCATTTTTATTTTGTTTTATACATAATGTCAATAACATATATTTATTAAGGTGGTGTAACTTTACTCCAACTTCCGCCTTGTGTAGCTGTTTTTTTACTCCAACTTCCGCCTTGAGAAGGTGTAATTTTTTCCCATGCTATTGGACCACCAACTTGACCCACACTAACAGTTGCTGAAATCCCTGTCAATCCTATTGTCATTTCTGTAGGAGCAATGGAACCTGTACTTGCTGTCGCGGAAACACCAGATAAACCAACCATCATATCATCAGGAGTAATAGCGCCTACTGACGAAGTAGCCCCCACTCCTGTTATATTAACTAATTCGGTAGGAGTAACGTCTAGTTCTCCAACAGAAATAGTTGCTTCTACTCCAGTTAATCCCATTACATCAGCTGGTGCAATAGCACCAACAGAAGAAGTAGCTCCAATTCCGCTTAAAGGAACTACGATAGCTGGAACAATAGATCCAACACTTGTGGTTGCTGAAACACCCGATAAACTTAAATCACCTGAACCAAATAATAATCCAGGTGTGCCAACTGAAGAAGTGGCATCTTGACCACTTAGGCCTATCTGCATATCATCTAAAGAAATTGCACCCACTCCTGTGGTTGCCACTCCGCTAGATTCTACATCTACAACAACTGTTAATGCAGATTCACCCCAGTTTTCAAAACCCCAAGTATCACGACCCCATCCTTGTTCAGGATAAGCTGAAACACTTCCAATAGAAGAAGTTAGTCCACTAGGTGCTGTTAATTGAATAGTTGGATCATAACTTTCGCCCCACGGTTCTTCCCCATAAGCATCACGACCCCATCCTTGTTCAGGATAAGCTACTAAAGTTCCTAAAGATATTGTTGCTGCTACGCCCGAAGAAATTTCGGCTGCGTTACTGTCTTGTTCGCCCCACAAACCCTGCGACCAGGTTGTGCCGGATCGTCCCCAAGTATTAGCCATAAGGACTTCCTCCTTATGCTATTCTGACAATCGCTGTTGTTGCTGCTGCTGCTGGAAACTGAACTGTAAAAGTTCCGCTTGATACAGTTTTATCTCCACCAAAAGCTACTGCACAAACTGCTGCATCTGTTGAATGTGAATCATTAAAAATTAAACATCCATTAGCTGTAAAAGAAGCTGATGTCCAAGAAACATCTGCAAAATCACACACTGCAGTTGAAGAGTCTAGTGTTGGAGTAACACTTGTTAATGCTTTTCCTTTAGCTGAATAAGCTGATCCTGAAGTATTAGTAATCTCGTTCGTGCTTGCATAAGCTGTTGTCGATGCGCTTAAAGTTGCAGAACTTGTATATAAAGCTAAATTAAAAGTATTACCTGTTGTAGCAGTAAAATTATGTTCAGCTTTAAGAATTTCTACTTTAAAACTGTTACAAATTGCCGATGTTATTGCCATAGTTATCTCCTAATTACTGATTCGCAGATTCAATTGGTATACGGACAGTGCCGTCTGTATAATCATCTCTTCTACGTCTCCCAATTTGCACACTTGCAAATTTAGTTAGTTCTTGTTTATACTTTTGTTCATATAATGTCAACATATCCATTGGACCTTTTAAAAATCCATACGCTTCTACTAGGGAAGCATAAAGTAGCCCTTGAGGAAAGTATTTACTTATATAAGTTCCAGAGGTCTCTGTTTCTAATCCTGTGGGCACTATATTTCCATGAATATTTATTAAATAATTAGCATCTGGTGTAGGAGCCATTATAATATTGCCTGATGTAGTTGAGGCAGTTCCAGTTGCTCCTCCAAACATAGCATAATATTTAGGTAATCCAGTCACATCTTGGCCTGTTTGAGTTCCTTTAGGACCAGTTAATTGTCCTACGTATTCATTTATAAAAGTTCTATCTCTTTTTTGAAGCCAATATGCTCTTCCTGTTCTTGCAGACGTAGAATTAAAAACTTCAACACCTCTTACAAAAACCATTCCTGCTGGTACTCTAACTGTATTAACATCTGCAGCTAAAGTTCCTGCATATTCAACTCTATCTGAATCCATAGGAACATCATAAAAAATTCTATATTCTGCATTTTCTATAAATCTATTTAACACAGCAGCACTAAAAACAGTGCTGTCTACTTCAGTATAGTTTCTAATATCTGTTTGTAAGTTTGATAAAGTGTATCCTGCCATACTTAATACCTATCATTAACGGGTCCAATTGTACATTGAAAACCGCCTCCAGTATCAGTGCTTGTTGCATTAGAAACTAACTGCACTGTTAATGAATTATATTGAGTTTCTGTTTGTGGTGGACTTACGGGTTCATAACTTGTGCCAACAGCGGTTGCCAAATAAGAACCATATACATTGGCTCCAGTAGAATGTGAACTAGCTGTTGTGCTTGTTGGTGTTTCTCCTCGATAAGGAGCTGCTGTTCCTCTTGTTAAACCAGATAAAACATTTGTTCCTGTATTATTTCCAGTATACTGGATTACTTCGTTTTGATAAGTTCCCACAAGAAGTGTATTAGTTGTATCACTTGAAGTTAATACTTTTTCAATCATAATATATCCAGAAGTTGGAAAAGCAGATGAATCAGCTAATGTTAATGAAGTAACTGAATCAGAAATAGCTCCATTTAATGTAGATGTTAATTCTAAAGTTGCAATTGCAACTCCACCCACAGGTTGTTTAAGATCTCTAAATGTAACATAAGTTGTTCCATCATTAAAAGCATTACTTGGAAAAGAAACACTTAAAGTTTTTGAAGCTGCTGTAGTGCTAAATGGGTTATTTGGTAAAATATCTTCTGTTGCAAATTCTGTTCTTGCAGGTTTTGCATGTGATAAAGCTTGTGGATCTGCACCATGTGGTCTTGGTGAAATTTGTGGTTGTTTCGGTTCATATTCAGAATTATGTACCCACGCACCAGTCCATTCTTGAACCATTTCTCTATATGGAAATGCAGCTCCAGAACGATCTGAAATCATTAATGAATATCTACCTCTAGAAAATTTTCCCATTATTTTTTACCTTTAAAATAAGGCCCAGTTTTTTTTTCAAAATCTGATGTCATTACTTTATGATAATGATCAATCATTCCTGGACCAGCACTATGTTTTTTTCTTTTTAAAGTTTCATTCATAGATTTTATAATTTTATCTTTTTTTCCAGTAGGATCTTTTTTATAAATATTTCTTTGACCTTTTAAATATTCAAGTCTTTCTTTTCTTGCTTTTTTTCCTACGGTTTTAGGTCTTTTAATTATAGCTCCCATTCCTTTAGTTATAATAGTCATTATATATTTGGATAATAAGTTTTCGGTGTAATGTACGTACTCGCTGCTGATCCATCCTCCGCTAATGCTCTTGCTAACTCATCTTCATAATATAATTTTAATTCTTGTGATCTTTGTGGTGCATATTTTTGTGATAAATAAAATGCTAGACCTGCTGTCATACAAGGAACAAATCTATAAGGAGCATCAGTTGCATTTGTATAAGCTCCTACGTCTTGAATTCTTTTAACAAAGTAAATGTGCATATCTTTAGATGCAGCTGTAGAATTAGGTGTAGGGTAAATGGTTACCGTAACCTTGTCCACGAATCTTTGAACCCAGAAT